GGCGGCGCTGTATCGCCTGCAGGCGCAGGAACGCGAGCGAGCGGCGCTGGCGCGCTACAGGGCGCTGGCGGGCTCAGCGAGCGCGTACGCGCAGCGGTTGACCGAAAATGAGCCGCTGCGTCGGGACGACGGCTGGGACCCCATTGAGTATCTGATGTCAGAGGACCGCGATGTTGTCGGCAACTGAGATCGACGCCATGCGCTCAACGCTCGATGACAGCCTGCCTGACACCGCACAGGTACAGCGGCGGACACTCACGTCGGACGGCGCCGGAGGGTTCACAGAGTCCTGGTCAACTGTGGCGGCGGTGGCGTGCCGGGTCGCGTCGTCGGGCCAGTCGCCGCAGGAGCGAGTGATTGCCGAGCGGCTGACAGCAACCAGCACCTGGACGCTGACCATCCCCGCACTCACGGACGTGCAGCCGGCTGACCGGATTGTCGTGGGGGCCCAGACATTTGATGTGGTGGCTGCGCTGGCGCGCAGCGAGGAGATCGCCCGGCGGGTGGTATGTACTGAGGTGCTGTGATGGCCAAGAGCCTGGTTGTCGCCAAGATCGTGTTCGACCGGCTGCCAGAACTGCGGGGAGAACTGCGGAAGCAGGCGAGTGTGGCAATCCGCAAAGCCGCGCACGACGTTGAGGCTAACGCGAAAGCCGTGGTGCCTGTGGATACTGGCAACCTGAAGAACAGTATCCTGGCGATAGTGGGAAGCGATCTGACGGCTACCGTAGGAACACACGTCGAGTACGCGCCGTATGTCGAATTCGGCACCTGTAAGATGGCCGCCCGTCCGTACCTGGGACCGGCCGCTGAAGCCGTGCGCCCCAGTCTGGAAGCGGCCATGAAGAGGCTCCTGGGATGATCGAGACAGTTCGTATCGAGCAGTGGCTGTATACGCTGCTGTCGTGCGATACGGGGTTGGGAGGTGTCAATACTCTGGTGGGCGGTCGTATCTATGCCTACCAAGCACCGGAGGGAGCGGTTTTCCCGTTCGTAGTCTACTGCCGCCAGGCTGGTCACGATGTGATGGGAGTCGGCGCGGCGCGGATCATGGCGAGTGAGGTTTACCAGGTCAAGGTGGTCGGGAAAGCGGCTACGGTCTCGTTCGGAACCATCAAGCCAATCGCAGACCGGATAGATACCCTGCTTCAGGGCGCGAGCGGGACCGTGGTTGACGGCCGTGTGCTCTCATGCGTCAGAGAGCAGGGAATCAGCTACGTGGAGAACAGTGGATCGGACGTTTACTCGCACCTCGGGGGCCTTTACCGCATCCAGGTGCAACCAACCTAGGAGATGAATCATGGCTGAGAGGACCAGTATTACGCAGGTTACCCAGGTGGGGGTTGAAACCACACCGGGAACAGGCGTGGCTGCCAACAAGCTCCTACAGGCACTCTCGATTGAGCCGGCGATCAAGGCCGATGTCAAAACCTTCCGTCCGCTCGGGGCCAAGTATGCCACGATTGCCGCGTTGGGCAAGGAATGGGTGGAGGCAAAGATCAGCGGCGACGTGGCCTGCTACAACCACTTGGCATACCTGCTGTCGAGCGTGCTAACCTATGCCGCACCGGTACAACAGGGTAGTTCGGCGGCGTACCTGTGGACATTCACACCGGCCCAGAGCGCCGAAGACACGATCAAAACCTTCACGGTGGAGCAAGGCAGCAGCGTTCGGGCAGGCAAGTTTGCCTACGGGATCGTAACCGAATTCGGGTTGAAGTTTGACCGCGAGAAGGTCGAGGTCAGCGGCAGCATGCTCGGTCAGGCATATCAGGACGGTATCACAATGACATCCAGCCCCACGGCCATCGCCGTGCAGCCGATCCTGCCGACGGCGCTGGACGTTTATCTCGACAGCACGAGTGGTGGCATCGGTACGACAAAGCTCACGCGAGCACTGTCGGGCGAGTTTAACATCTCGGATCGGTTCGGCCCGCTTTGGGCGCTCAATAGCGCGGTATCGGGCTTCGCTGCGCATGTCGAGCAGGCACCCAAGGCGCAACTGAAACTGTTGGTCGAGGCGGATGCAACCGGCATGGGGCTGCTCACGGCGATGCGGGCGGGCGACAATCGCTACATCAGGTTGAAGGCCGTCGGACCATTGATCGCCAGCACCTACTACTACACGTTCCAGCTCGACCTCTGTGGCGTGGTAAGCGATGTCGGGGAGTTCTCGGACGAGGACGGGGTGTACGCCATCGAATGGACGTTCGATGTCGCGTATGACAGCTCCTGGTCGAGTGGGCAAGCGATGCAAGTACAGCTGACTAACACGATCAGCGCGCTGTAGGGGGCGGTATGCCAGTATCGATCACACATCTAGTGAGAGATAGACGGACAGTGACCGTGCCAGTTGGCGATGAGCATCTCACGATTACGTATCGGCCTGGCGGGGTCACCGCCGAGACCGAGGCGCGGCTGCGACAGTACGCCGATGATCAACGTGGTGGGGCTGCCCTGGTGGCTCTGCTGACTGACTGTCTAGTCGAGTGGGACCTGCTGGATGAGGCAGGTAAGCCGCTACCAATCAACGCCAAGGTGCTGAGTAGTTTGCCAACTCTGTTCCTGAACCAGGTGGTACAGACCATCACCGAAGATATGCGCCCAAACCTGTCGAGCGGCGGGGTCTCCGCCGCTGGCTCCTAACTGAGGGACGGATGGGCGAGCCGCCGGAGTGGTATCTGCTGCTGCGAGCAGCGCGCTACCTCGGCGTGTCGCCATGGGAACTGGCGGAGCGACCCGTGACCTGGCGGGACTGGGCGCTCATCGCTGAGAGTGCTGAGAGTCAGGCGGAGGCAGATAGGTTGAAGCGGGGTAAGTGATGGCGATCACGGCTGCTGAGCTTATCGTCAAGATCGGCGCCGATACGAGCGGTGCCGAGCATGGTCTGAGATCGGTCAGCGCGAAGCTGGCGAATGTTGGCAAGGGCGCAGCGATCACGGGTGGACTGCTCACTGCGGGTATCACCCTGCCTCTGGTGGGAGTCGCTAAGACTGCTCTGGATACTGCGATCAACTATCAATCGTCCCTCAACATGATGCAGGCTGTCAGCGGCGCTACTGATGAACAGATGGCACAAGTAGCGGCGACTGCCAAGGCACTTGGTGCCGATATGACGCTGCCGGCTACAAGCGCTGCTGATGCTGCGGATGCTATGGCCGAGTTGGCTAAAGCGGGCCTATCGGTCAACGATACTCTGGGTGCGGCCAAGGGCGTACTACAATTGGCCGCTGCTGGCAATCTCTCTGAGGCCTCTGCCGCCGAAATCGCCTCGAATGCGCTCAATGCATTCCATCTGCAGGGCTCTGAGGCGACGCGGGTGGCAGACCTATTGGCCGCCGCCGCTAATGCCAGCAGTGGCGAGGTAACGGATATGGCCGACTCGCTGCAAATGTCAGGTGCCGTATTTGCGTCTTCGAATGTCCCGATCGAAGAGTTGGTTGCGTCTATCGGGCAGATGGCGAATGCCGGCATCAAAGGCAGTGATGCCGGCACATCGCTCAAACAGATGTTGCTCTCACTCCAGGCACCATCTGATAAGGCGGCCGGTCTGATGACCAGTTTGGGCATCAATATCTACGACGCCCAGGGTAAAATGCTGCCGTTCGGTTCGATTATCGAGCAGTTCAGCACCAAACTCGGCGGGCTCTCCCAGGAACAGCGCAACGCCGCATTGGCCACTATCTTCGGCTCGGATGCGGTGCGCGCCGCCAACGTCGTATTGATGGGAGGCGTGGACGCTCACAAACAGATGCTCGATGCCGTCACGCGCCAGGGAGCGGCGGCCGATCTGGCTGGAGCAAGAATGAAGGGGCTGGGCGGGGCACTGGAAGGGTTGAAGAGCCAGGTCGAGACAGTTCTGCTGGACGTGGCGGAGCCGTTCCTGACGACACTGGAGGGTTGGGCGCGTACTCTCGCTGATCTGGTGCCCAAGATCAGTGAGCTCGACCCCAACATCCGCAACGCAGCTCTGGCGTTCGGCGCGGTGCTAGTGGCAGCTGGCCCGGTCATTCTGGTATTTGGGGCCATAGCATCGGCTATCGGGTTTATCCTCTCACCCATCGGGCTAGTTGTCCTGGCGATAGCGGCCCTAACGGCGGCGTGGGTAACCGACTTCGGTGGCATCCGCGAGATCACGGCCAGTGTGTTTGGGTTCATCCAGAACATCGTTCAGGCTGTGATTGGATTTATTTCACCCTTCATCCAGAGGGAAGTCGGGGTCATCACTACCTGGTGGAGCCAGAACTTTGGACTCATCCAGGCCGCGACCCAAGCGGTGATGACGTTTATCTCGAACATCATCCAGTTTGTGCTGAACCAGATCACCGCATTCTGGCAGGCCCATGGCCAGCAGGTGATGACCATCCTGCAGGCCGCATGGACGATGATCACCGCTATCATCGACACTGCCCTACAGGTAGTGCTGGGACTGATTCGGCTGGTTATGCAGGTCATTACCGGCGACTGGTCCGGGGCGTGGCAGACCGTCCAGGACATCCTGAACACAGCCTGGAATGGCATCCAGACCATTGTCGGCTCTGCTCTGACCATACTGTCTACCACTTTGTCTCTCGCATGGGACGGCATCAAGGCGGTGGCGGAGACCGCATGGAACGGCATCTGGAGTGCGATCAAGACCGTCATCAACCTCATCATAGGGGGTATCAACTCTCTCATCTCTGCCTGGAACCGACTGGAGTTCAAAATCCCCGGGTTTGACATCACTCTACCGAGCGTCGATGTGCCGGGGATTGGCCGCATCGGTGGTGGCCATCTGGGCTGGTCAGGGATCACGATTGGTACTCCAGATATACCACCGATCCCGACACTGGCTACTGGCGGCATCATCACCCGTCCGACGCTGGCACTCGTCGGCGAGGCTGGGCCGGAGGTGGTCCTACCGCTCAGTGGCAGCAGGCTGGACGCGCTGGCCGAGCGGATTGCTGCCGCCGTGGCTAGCCGTCCGACCTACACCATCAACGCGCAGTATCGCTATCAAGATGAGCGGTCATTGAGAGACGACTTGAGACTGCTACAGATGTTGGGGGCGGCGACATGACCTGGACGCTCTCTGTCATCAGCCGAGATGTCGAGTACAACCTGTCAGACAATCAGGATTACCTGCTCACTGGCATCGACGGCATCGCGGCGGCGCCTGTCACTCGAATCAGTGAGCGGGGGCCGATGCAGCACGGGGAGTCTGATCTCGGCTACCGGCTGCAGCCTCGGCGGATCGCGTTGGCTGTGATGGCACGGGGGGGAGATGACAACGCGTGGTTTGCGCGTCGTAGCACGCTGATGAGCATCTTTCGTAGCAGCGACTCGCCGGTGAAACTCAGGGTCACGAGTGGCGAGGTGGTGCGGCAGATCGACTGCTACCTGAACGGCACGATGGAGATGACGCCGGAGATCGGGCTAATTCCGGGTTGGCAACAGGTTGGAATCGAACTCTACGCGCCTGATCCGACGTGGTACGACCCGGTGGGGTGCTCGTTTGCGTTCACACTGGGTGGTGGTGGCCT